CTTTTGAAAACTTTGTCATATTCAAAAAGTTAATCATTTTTTCTGGATTATCTAATGATTTCACATACTTTTTCTGATATTCTTCTGGCATCTGTAATATATATTTAGTACCACCATACTTGTCTACTAGGGTTAAATATAAATTATTCAATACCTTTTTATCTGTCACCAATTCAATATTGTCAATAAGGAAATCAGTAATTATTGGACGTTGTGGAGCTTTCAAATTGCTTATAATTGTCTGTAAAACATCTGGACTCAGTTCCTGATAATGGCATATTTTTGAAAAGTATACTCCGTTACCATCTTTATTTATTTCTTCTGCTATTTTTACAGCATACTTCTGTGAATTTAATAATGGATTTCTTAATACAAACTGCCAAGGAATTTCGTCATAACATGAAAAATACTTTTGATCAAAAGGGTGTGCAGCCATATAATAAGTCCAAAACCTCAAATTATTCTCATATGTTTCACCGTTACAATTATAATGTGCATACATTGTGTCAAAAAATTTATCTAATAACCTTTCATCCCATTCGTGAGGAAGAACAATACTTTCTAACTCATCGGGTATTTTTACACCTGCAAAACGCAATAGTGAAATAACATCTTTTCGATTGTTATAGTAATTCACATAGATTGACCAAAATAAAGGTGTATCATATATATTCTCATCAAATGTTTTTACAAATAATGATTCAATCAATTTGCAAACATTTCCTTCTGAAATCTGATTTGTAATAATCTGTGTTACTTTATCATTTGCAACAACTGTTTTATTTCTCTTCTGTAGATCATCATTCTGCTCTGATAGCTTTTTAATCTCTTTTCTCAACTCTCTATTTTCACTACTCAGTCGTTTAATCTCATTCGATGTGTCAAACTGAGCAGATTCAATGAGATAATTCTTCAATTCTTCAAACTTTTCATTAAATTCTGTATCGTTCTGCATATCTATTCTCCTTTATACTCAGCCACTCTCTTACTTCCAACCTCAAAAATATCTTTATTTTTCTCAAAACATATGTAATTTCTACCTGTATTCAAAGCTGCAACTGCAGTTGTACAACTTCCTGCACACGAATCAAGAACTAAATCTCCTGGATTGGTGTAGGTCTTAATAAAATACTCACATGCTTCAACAGGCTTTTGGCACTGATGTAAGCTACTTTTCTGAGTATCCCACTTAAACTGCAGAACATCTCTTGGATATCTTTGTGTACTGCCACCACCTGAAATACCAGTCTTTGTAGCACCATAACAGTTGCCATCTGTTGTATGTTTTGTATAAGAATGAACAGGTGTATGTCCTTTTGTCATTTGTGGATTGTAAGCAGGGAGTTTTTTATAGAAAATCAAGACATTTTCGTGTGCCTTCATAGGCATTTTATTAGCATTTAGATGACCAGTTGCTTTGGTCTTTTCGATAATCCATTCATAGCGATACAATTTTTCATTACTGCAAGCGAGCCTCTTATCAAATGGTGACTGTGACCATAATGCAATACAACCATCATCTTTGATAATTCGATTGTAATGAGTCCATAAACCATCTTTTTTGTTCTCATAAAACCAATCTCTTGTATATTCAAGACTACTATTTGTTACTTGAGCTAGCTTAAATAAATCTGTTTCATAAAAATATTGACCTGATAACTCGACATAATCATTTAACGGCATTTCACATTCCCAAAAATTATTGGTCGTATTATAAGGCAAATCCGTGAAGATAAAATCAATTGACTTATCATCAATCTTTTTCATACCTTCAAGACAATCTTCGTTGTATATTTTGTTAATTTCTAACAAGTGGTATCACCCACTCTCTGTTCAGTAATTTTTACATATTCTAAATTACTATCATTAACTATAAAAATCCTTCCAGTATTTTGTGCTGCCTTTGCAGTAGTACCTGAACCACAACAGATATCCACAACAGTATCTCCAATATCCGTATATGTTTTAATTAACATTTCAAATAATTTTGTCGGCTTCTGAGTAGGATGCAATCCTACTTCTCTATTAAACTTTTGGACACTTCTTGGATATCTCTTACCTTCGTATTTTCCATCAGTTCTTTTATATGATGAAGTTGTAGCAAGATTTGATGTCATGCCATTTCTTTTCATTGTATATGGTTTTCCCTCTGTAAATTGAGGATTATATTTCATATATTTTTCAGATTTATTGTATGTAATAGGAGATTCCCCAAAGATTAAAATAGATTCGTGTACTTTGAATGGTTGATGTGCCACACTTGCAAAATTACTTCCATTATCTTTTTCCCAAATCCATTCATATTTAAAAGAGTCAAGATGATTCATGACAAGATAACTTGTAAAAGGTTGACTGGCTGTTAAAGCTATACATCCATCAGGAGTAAGCATTTTCAAAGCTATTTCAAAAAATTCTTTATCATCAATAGGTAAATCCCATTTGTTTGCAGTTACACGATTCTTACCTTTAAACGTGTATGGTAAATCACATAAAAACATATTTATGCTTTCATCACCATAATCTTCATATAACATATGCATGAATTCGATTGCATCATGTTGATATACTGTGTTATTTTTTATATAATTTTCTTCCATTTCTTACTCAGAGCAAATCCAGATTTAATGCTGCAGCAAATCTCTCGCTCCTTTCGATATATTATTCTCTTAATGTGTGTATTTACTTCTTGGAAATACTTCTTCAAGATCAACTCCATATCCAGAAATAACTTCTTCTAAGTCGATACATACACAATCACTACAAATTCTTGCTTCAATTCCACCTTCATCAAAAAGCGAATAGCCAAAAATATCACTCAATCGTTTGACAAATTCATTAAACCAATTAAGACTAATCCAAATATAAAACTCTGTATTACTAACCCATCCAAATTCATCTACATATGAAATGTCAATGTCGTCTTCTTCTGGATTGATTAGTAATTTATATAGTTCTAATTCGTAATTTTTTCTCATCTGCCACCTCCTAAATTACAAAGAAACTTCGGTTTCCTATACTCTATTTTCCATCATACAATTTAACTGTTCCATCTGAATTATAGATAGGCGTGATCGCCATTGAATTATTTCCATATACACACAAATACATTACCTTTGTATTCTCATCATAAGCAACTACACTTCCATCATTCTTGTCATAAATTTCGTGCATTTTTATATATTTATTATCAACATTTGAAAAATTACTATCACCATCTTTAATATAAGCTCCACAACCAGTCATTCCAAAACACAATGTTAATCCTAATACAACTGCTAAAATTTTCTTCTTCATATGATTTATTCGTCCTCCTTTAACACAAGAATTGCTTTGTAATATTTGCTATTACATGA